TGGTTACTTAGCAGATTTAACAGCTCAGAAGTTTAACAACATCAGAGCTACAAATGCTCAATTTCAAGCAGATGCTGAAGGAGCTAAACAATCAATTGCAGCTTTAGAAGCAAGAAAGAATGCTATTGACTCTCAGGTTAAAGATTTAGCAACTGAAGCACAAAAGTATGAAACACTACTTTCAGGTGCATTTGAGAAGATTAATACAGGTTCTAAAGGTACAGGTAAAAACTTAGAAGACTTAAAAGCTAAACAAGAAGAAATCAATAGAGCTTCAATCGAGTTTACTGAATTTGCTGCCTCTAAAGAGATTGAGTTACAAAAACTCCGTGTACAAAACACAGTAGATAGACTTGATGATATCGCATTCGAGACAGCACAAGAATTAGCAGATGGACAAAAAAGATATGAAGCTCAAAAACTAAACATTGAAAAGAATGTTAAAGATGAGAAGATTAAAATTCAATTGTTGAAAACTCTTAACGAAGACTATCAAGTATTCTTAACAGCTCAATCTGAAATCACTGCAATTCGTGAGGCTGAAATCAACAACAAAAGACTTGAAGATTCAAGAAAACTTTATGATGAGTTGGTACTTGCTAATCAAGTTCTACAATCTGAGATTAGATTTGGTAACTCTGATACAACAGATACTTTAATTGCTTTAGAGAATAGACTTTTAAGCGTACAAATCTCAAATATCGACCAAAGATTAAAAGCTGAAAACGTAAGTGTTGAAGAGTTCGCAAGACTACAAACTGAAAAATTAGCTTTACAAGATAAGTATAATCAACAAGTTCTAAAAGATGCAAACATCATTGCTGAACAACAAGCAAAAGTTGATTTAGCAAATACAATTGCTACTTTAGAATCTCAATTAGATGCTACAGTGACTTTTAACGAACAAACTCAAAAGTATGAAGTCAAAAGTACTGATGAAAAGTATGCTGAAATAGCTAAACTTGGTAAAGTTGAACTTGATAACAGAATTGCTGCAGAAGCACAAGCTCAAGACATCATCAATCAAACATCTGTCAACTTAAACAAAGAAGCAAATGTTAAGAAAGAAGAAAACAATCAAGCTTACATTGATGCCAATGTTGCTGCTGAGAAGAAAGGTCAAGATGAAATCTTAGCTTATAAGATACAAAAGGCACAAGACTTCTTACAAGTTGCTCAACAATTCTCTGATGGTTTAGGAGAGATTAACAATTTAGTTGCTCAAAACGAAACTCAGAATTTAACTGCAAGAAATGAAGCTTATGCTCAATCAACAGAAGACCAAATACAAGCTACTTACAAAGCACTTGAAGCTGAATTAGCAGCATCTAATTTAACTGAAGAAGAGAAACAAGCAAAAAGAGAAGAATTAAGTAAAATAAATGAACAGATTTCAATCAATGCTCAAAAAACAATTGATGAAAACAATCGTAAGTTAGCAATTCAACAATTCAATAGACAAAAAGCCTTAAACATTGTCAATGCCTTAATCGCTGGTGCTCAATCTGTGATGCAAGGTATTGCTCAATTCGGACCACCACCTTCACCATTAGGTATTGCTTCTATCGTAGCAGCAGGTGTTATCACAGCAGCTCAAGTTGCAGCAATTGCTTCACAAAAGTATGACGGTGGTTCATCAGGTCGTGGTACATCTATCAACACATCTATTCCTGATACATCATCAGCTACAACACAAGCTTCTGGTATGGCGACTACAGCAGGTGCTGGTGGATTTACATCGTTCAATGAAACAGTTATGGGTTCACCAAATACTGGTTTACAGTTCACACCGTTTGCTCAACAAGACCAAAGAGTGTATGTCCTTGAATCTGATATAACAGGTACACAAAACCGTGTTAGAACTCTTGAATCAAACTCTACTTTCGGTTAAAAAACATTCAGCTAAAAATTAACATATAGATAAATGAAAAAAGATTTACCAATTTTTGATATCGTTTTAACAGACGAAAACCAAGGTGTCGGAATGATATCTCTTGTGGATGACCCCGCAATCAAAGTAAACTGGATTAAACTGGCTAAACAAAATCCTATGTTGTTTAAGTCAGATGTAGATAAACAAATGTTGTATGGACCTTTCTTGATTCCAAATATGTTGATATACAGATTTGACGAACAGAATGGTGAATACTATGTAAGATTTAAAAGAGAAGAAATTGAGAACATAGCCACAAAGTTTAACGAAGACTTAAACAACAAGAACATAAACTTTATGCACACTGATGAGAAAGTTGAAGCTTTTGTGGCAGAGAATTGGTTAATTGAACTTGGTCAAGATAAGTCAAAAAATCTTGGTTTCGATTTACCTGAAGGAACATGGTTCGGTGGTGTTAAAATCAAAGACAATGAATTCTGGATGAACAAAGTTAAAGGTGAAGAAGTCAAAGGTTTTTCAGTTGAAATCCTGGCTGACTTAGAATTATCCTTAAAAAATAAAGAACAAATAATGGAAAAACAAATCAAATTAGGAAACGCTAAACTTGCTGACGGTGTTACTGTTTACTGGGATGGTGATTTCGGAATGGGAACTGCTATATTCATTGATGAAGCTCTTACACAACCTGCTCCAGATGCTGACCACGTTTTAGAAGATGGAACTATTGTTACAACTAAAGATGGTAAAGTTGTTGAGATTCAAGTATCTGCTGTTGAAGAAGATTTAGAAGCAGCTACACTACTTGAAGGTCCTTGTTACGAAGGTTACGAAATGGTAGGTATGAAAGTAGTTGATGGTAAAGAAGTACCAAACTGCGTACCTGTTGTAGACGGAAAACCAGAAGCAGCAACAGACATGGCTGAGGCACCAGTTGCAGCAGCAATCACAGCTGAAGAAGTATCAATGATGATTGACAACAGATTCGCTGAAATCATGGATGAGATTACAAGATTGAAAGGTGCTTTAGAAGAAAAAGACAATCAAATGTCTGAATTCAAGAAAGAAGTTTCTGAGAAATTCTCTACAACTCCTGCAACTCAATCAATCAAAAAACCAGAAGCAAAAATTGATGATAAGTTTGCTGCAGTCGAAGCTCGTATCAAAGCTTTCGCTAAAAACAAATAATCAAATTTAAACATATAGGTTATACTATACAAAAAATAAACAATAAAAAATGGCTTTAACAGACAATACTACTTTTTATGGTAAAGACGCAGAAGGTTTCTTCAAGAAAGTCCTTACTACAGGTGTTGCTAAGAACGAATTATCTCTTGTACCTAACGTAAAGAGTAAAATCAAATTAGCTTACTCTGACTTAGGTAACATTCTTCAAGCTGACGATTGTTCTTTCTCTGCAACAGGTGAAGGTACATTGAATCAAAAAACTATGGAAGTTTGTGACCTTAAAGTGAACCTTGAATACTGTGCAACTACATTCGAGGCTAACTACTTATCTCTTCAATTGAGAGCAGGTTCTAACAACGAAGAAGTGATGCCAGCATCATACGCTGAATTCGTTGTAAACTACGTAGCTGAAAAAGTATCTTCAGACTTAGAATTAACTATGTTCAAGGGTGATACAGCAACAGCTTCTTATCCTTACTCACTTTGTGATGGTTTGGTAAAACAACTTTTAGCTGACGCTGCAGTTATCGACGTATCTGCTACATCATCTTCTATCACTGCTGCTAACGTAGTTGGTGAGTTGAACAGAGTTCTTGAATCAGTACCAGCACAAGTTAGACAAGCTGCTAACTTTAAGATATTCGTATCTCAAGAAATCGCATTCGCTTACAAACAAGCACAAGCTGCTACACAAGGTGGATTGTTCTTAGTAGGTGACAAAGAATTGAACTATTTAGGTTACAGATTGATTCCTACATCAGGTTTATCTGCAAAACAAATGATAGCTTTCAACTCTGATAAAGTATTCTTCTTAACTGACTTAACTGCAGATTGGGATGAAATCTTAATCATACCACAAAGAAATATCTCTGGAGCAAGAACAGAAAGATTCGCAACAGCATTGAAATTTGGTGTTAACTACCTTTACGGTAACGAAATCGTACTTTACTCTGGTGGTACAATTATGGCATAATCCTCCTTTGGATAAAAAAATAAACTAAAAGCAAATGGCATGTGTTTCATTTTCAGGCGGTATCGGAAAAAACTGTGATAACAACATAGGTGGCTTAAATCGTCTATACATCACGGATTTCGACAATGTTGTGTCTTATACACAATCAGGTGGTACCGTATCAGCAATCACTCTTGCAACTGCTTCTTACTTCTATGAATTCGAGTTCAACAGAAACTCAGCAACTTTCACTGAAGATTTAGTTAAGTCCGTTGAAGCTGGTTCTGCCCTATTCGAGCAGACAGTTACGGTCACTATTCCAAGAAGAGATGTAGCTAAGAGAAATACTCTAGCTCTTTTAACACAAAGAGATTTAGCAGTAATTATTAGAGACTCTAATGGTCTTTACTGGTATCCAGGACAAGTTGAGGGTATGTATTTATCAGAATCAACTTCAACATCTGGTACAGCAAAAGCAGATGGTTCTAACTATGTCTTAACTCTTAAAGGATTTGAGGCTGATAGAGCATCAGGTGTAGCATCAGGTATAGTATCTGCGTTGGTATCAGCGTAATCTATTCACCACTACATATATAGAGAAACCCATCATAACAGATGGGTTTTCTCATTTTAAAAAAACATCTTTGTCCTTTCAAGACATAACAAATAAAAACTTACGATATGATGATAAATCTTACACCAGGAACTACAAGTTCAGTTTGGATGAGTCTAAGAGAATCAGTTCCATATGGCAACACAGCCTCGTTTAAGTTCGTTTTCACCAATGACATTTCTGGTTCCAGTAAAACTTTCTACCCGACAGATTTACAACCAACAAATAAGTGGTCGAGATTTCTTATCGGATGTGGAACACCTGAAAACCTATCACAACCAAGACTTGATTTAGCAGCCGGTATGTGGTCTTATGTCGTTTCTGTAGGTTCAACAGTGATTGAAACGGGTAAAGCACTGGTTAACGAAGACAAAACTTGGAAAACACTTGACAGACCCGCTAAAACAACACAAGTTTTGAGAAGATAAAAATATGGCACTATTTGATTTTATGCGTCAACCAAAGACCGACGTTAGAAGTGAGCTTGATAAATTAAGTGGAACAATTGCAGAAGCGATTGGACTTAGAAACATTGAACTACCTATGCCTAAAGAGCAAAAAGGTTTTGATTGGGTTTTATACGGACCTAACAATCAATTTCCTATTGACATTTTAGAATATCGTAACTCATCAGCTATACACGACTCAATCATTGAGTCTAAGACATCTTTGATTGCAGGAAATGGTTTCTTATTTGCTGAGACAAGAGAAGAATCTATGAAGTTCATTGTTGAAAACTGGAGGCAAATACCTTTCTGGAGAAAGTTAGACAAAGTATTTTGGCAAGTTACAAGAGACCAAGAGACATTTGGTTACTCTTGTTTTGAGGTTATCTATTCAATGGATAGAACTCGTATTGCTGACATCAACTGGATTGACGCTTCAAGAATAGCATCTGGTAAAAAAGATGAATTCGACCAGATAAAAGAATACTACTATTCAGACAACTGGTCTAACACAAGACAATATCCACCACGTAAAATTGAAGCTTTCGACCCGAATGGTGAAGCCTTAAGACAATTGGTGTTCATCAAGTATGAAGACAACAATATGGACTATTATGCACTTCCTAACTACTACTCAGCTTTGAGATGGATTAAGGCAGATGCACTTATGGCTGAATACAATTTAGCAGCTATCAATCAAGGTTTCTCACCTTCAATGATATTTAAGTTCTACAAGAAACCAACACCAGATGAAAGAAGAATGAACGCAGAAGCAATTAAAGCACAACACGGTGGTGCAAAGAATGCTGGTAAAGCTATCATCTTATATTCTGATGGTAAAGAATTGGCACCTGATGTTGACACAATTGATGCAACAAACATTGATGCAAGATTGTTACAGGTTGCTGAACAAATCACACAACAAATTATCACAGCTCATAGATGTCACCCACAACTACTTGGTATACAAACACCTGGTAAGTTAGGTTACTCATCTGAGTTAATTCAATCATGGGAAATCTTTAACAATATGGTGATTAAACCAGAAAGAAAATTGATTTTAGACCACTTTAGAGAAGTTCTTGTTTACAATGGAGTTGCTAAAGTTGAGATTGAACCATTGACACCAATTAACATTGAGGTTGCACAACAACCACAAGTTAGTTTGTCTATAAATAAAAATAATGAAATATAATGGCTGCTACTTTCTCTGCACTATTCATAGACGATGAATATTTGAAAACTTACACACCATTAGGTAAATCAGTTGATGTCAACGAAGTTTATCCTTTTGTTGAAGAAGCACAAGATGTTTACATTCAAGATGTACTTGGTACACCTTTGTACAATCACCTTGAGTATAAACTTTATCTTGGTACAACTTTCTCAACACCATACTTCACACAAGCTGAAATTGACCTAATCAATATCTGTTCTAAAGGATTAGCTTACTGGACAGTTTATATGGCACTTCCTCACTTGTCTATCAAGATTAGAAATATAGGTGTTTCAAGACCAACGTCTACAGATGCTCAGGTATCAAGTATGGAAGAGATGAAATACATTAGAGAAGAGATGAAGAACTTAGGTGAGTTCTGGAACACAAGAGTTGTTAACTTTCTTTGTGAGAACTCAACACAATTTCCTCTTTATATGGCAGCTTCTGATGATATGTATCCTAACACTCGTCAATATGACTCTGACATTTATCTTGAAGAAACATACAGAGACTTGACATTAGAAGAAATTAGATACTTAAAAAAATACTTATCGTAAATGGAAATGATGACACTTTTAACTATGATAGGAGGCATCATGCTCTCTGTGATAGGTTACTTCCTTAGAGAAACTATGAAAGACTTGAAAGACGTAAAAACATTATCATACGAAAACAAAAATCGTATTGACCTACTCGAAAGGGAATATATGTTAAGATTTGATAATCTGACTGGTAAGTTCGATGAACTTAAACTTACAATGTCTGAATTGATAAAAGAGATAAAGGCTCTAAACACAAGAATTAAGTAATGGCAAAAAAGAATACTTTAGTTAAGAACAATCAGTATAGTGGTGTAAGACTTATCATCACAGGTTCACAATCAGGTGTTGAGAATCTCTACTACACAGAAGCATCTGGTGATAGATACTATTTCACACAAATATCTTCAACGGCATCTCCTGATATGGAGTCTGCTACTTTTCGTTCTTTTCTAAGTTTTACAATGTCAAATGCAGCAATTTACACGTTTGATTTAGTTCCAATGTTAACAGGTGAATCTGTTATGATTGAAACAAAAGCTGTTGGTATAAATGCCAATGGAACAAAAGGATATATGATGACATCTTTTGGTGGATTCAGACACTCTGGTTCAGCACTTTCTATCATCGGAAGTACAATCAATTATACTACGAAAACTGATTTTGGACCCGCAGGTGTGAGTTTTTCAGCCGCGGGTACACAATCAGTAAGGATGAACGTTTATGGTCAATCTGGTGAGTCTATAGACTGGGATATACATATCTCATACACAAAAGGATTTCACTCACTAAGTTATGCTGGTTCAACAGCAACACCACCATCAAAACCAATTTATCCAAAAGCTCCTGACTTATAAACAAACGTCATAAACAAAACATATCAAGTATGAGAAAGTTAAAATCGAATTCAGTACAAGTAAAATCACAGATTGATTGGGAATCACTTCGTAAAAGAATGATACTCAATGGATATCAGATTGGTTATAAAGGAACTGCACCAACACCTGAACCAGACAACTGGTTGTTAACAGATGGAGTTTGGAATGACTCTGGTGAGTGGCAAGATGACGATGTTTGGCAAGATAGTTAAAAAATAAATTTACACAATGAGTTTAACACAAATAAACAATGGTGATACTGGTTTAGTAGCCAGAACTAAAATCAATGATTCATTCGCTACTGTAGATGATTTGAGAGTGTCAGCTTCTGTACAAACTACAAACGGAGCAACAACATCAATTGCTACTTTATCAATGGGAACTTATTCAGTTTTTACAATTGAAGCAAGAATAGCAGGATGGGATGATACTAATAACTTAGCTTATGGTTCACAACTTTTTGCAGTTTTTTCTAACAACGGAGGTGCTGCTCAAGTTTCAACAACTGATACTTATGAGAAGTCAGGTTTTTCAACTGCAACATCACATATCATTTTAGATACAAATCCTAAAATCGTAGTTCAAGGTGAAGCATCAAAAACAATTAACTGGGTTGTAGATTACACAGTAACAAAAATATAATTAAAAAAGATGATAGTTAGAAACGATAGTATAGTAGAAGCTTCTATTTCAGAACTTCCAGATTACCAAGTAATCTATGATGCGGTCTTTCCTTATGACCCAGACGTACAAACATATATCGATGCAGCTGGTATTACAGATGTAACACAAAAAGAAGCAGTTAACACACTTGTTTTAGGTCTTAAGGCTGAAAACATATGGAATAAAATTGACTTAATCATGCCTATATTGGGTGGTACAGAAGAATCACACTTAACAAACTTGAAAGGACCAGGAACTTGGCTTTCATTTGGTTCTTGGACACACAGTGCTGAAGGTATGATTGGCAATGGAACTGACGCGTTTTTACTACCATCTGTTAATATGTCTGCTTATACTCACGCTTTGGAATGTGATGTGCATCTCGGTATGTATGTATCACAACCTTCAACAACTGGTTTAAGATTTAGTGGTATATTAAACACATCAACAGATAACTATGCGAGAGTTGGTTTAGGTATGAATAATAATGTTTTCTATGGTGGTGCTTATGGAGATTTAACAGAAATCGGATGGGGAACTTCTTTCAATAGATTTATCGTTGTTAATTCATTTTTCCCAGATATAACACCGAACCCTGGTATTCCACAAGGCTGGGCAACAGCGTCAGTATATAAAAACGCAGTTCAAGTAATCACAGGAGCCAACGGCGCTTACTCACCAATCTCTGGTTCTTATAATGAACCATTCTGTATTGGGGCTCTTTATTGGGCTGGTTCATCACCGAATAATGTTTATACAGGCGGTGGAACTTTTGATGGTTATATCAAATATCTTTCAATCGGTGGTGGTTTATCAAGTGCTGAGATTTCTACTTATAACACACTTGTTGA